GAGGCTACCCCCGAAGAAATCAAAAAGATGCGTAAAATCAAAGCAGGAATCACCGATATGAGCAATGGTCATTATCATACAGTCGAACTGGATGAGAATGGTAATGGTGTAACTACCTACGCATCTCATATGCAAAACCATGCTCATAAAGTTGTAGCTGGTGTATTGTTGGAGGCCGAAGGCCATTCACATGAAATCACTATGGCTGGTGTTCCGATTCATAGCATGGAGGAGGGCGAGGTTGTAAACGAACGTCCGTTGTCTCCAACCGAGGAGGAAGCAATGATGAATCCAAAATCTGAAGAGGTTGTGGAAACTAAGGACGAAATCGTTGAGGAAATCAAAGAAGACGTCGTTGAAGAAGCAACTGAAGTGGAAGAGGAAGTAACAACTGAAGAAGTTGAAGCTAAATCTGAAGCAGAAGATGTTGAAGTCAAAGCAGAAGCCAAGGAAGAAGTCACTGACATTGAAAAGGATGAGGAAGAGGAAGAATTTGAAATTCGTGATCCTAACGAATCTATCCCGTTCACAAACTTGCTTTCTGAAGACGCAAGTAAACTTCAACATGGTGATCTCGTAAACTATAATGAAAAAATGTTTAGAGTCACTAAAATCGCAACAGGCCAATCGCCAATCTTTAAATTTTTAGAGGTTGACGCTGAAGGCAAAGACTGTGATAATGTTCTTAATGTGAAAACAGACGAACTTTCACAAGTCGAAAAACTCGATAATACTAATAGTGAAGACAAAGTTTCTAGCGAAAGTCTGACAAAAGAGCCTCACGATCATTCTACAAAGGAGAACGACAAAATGGCTGAACAAGTCGTAGATACAATCGATCTCACAGGTGCAGGTGCTGAAAAGTCCCAAACAACTGAGATCAAAAAAGAAGCTACTCCAGTAGCTCAAGTGTCTGAGCCTCAAGTTGCTGAATTGGTTCAAAAGACCGGTGAAGCTATCGTGAAGGAAGCAGACGCCGCTGACCAGCAAATGCTGGTGAAAGGTGATAGCAATACTGCTTACACACCTCGTGAGTCTGAAGAGGTTGCAGAACTTCGCGCTCAGATGAAAAAGTATCAAGAAGAAGTTGCTGCTCTGCAGCGTTCGAAGATGCATTATGCTGAGAACTCACGCACAAATACACAGTTTAGTGAAAAAGAAATGGCTAACGCTGTTCTTGTTGCTAAGTTGTTGAACAAGCGCGATCCATTTGACACCAAAATGGGTGCAAAGATGAAAGCTGTTACTTCAGTTGATCAGTTCTTGAGCAACTTCTCAAGCAACATCTATACTGAAATGGAACAGCAGTTGGTTATTGCTCCTATGTTCAACCGCATTGCAGTTGACGCAAAAACCTTCCGCGTACCAGTCGCTGACGAAGACACAGACGGCGATGTAGCACAGTTTGCTTCTGGCACATTTGCTACAGGCATTGCCGACTCTAGCCGTGTCCCAACCAGCAACCAGAACACCATTGCTTCTGTGGACTTTACTCCACACAAGTTCATGGCTACCACACACCTCGCTAAAGACGAAGAAGAAGACACAGTTCTTCCTCTGCTCGACTTCTTGCGTGCCGCTGCTACACGTCGTTTAGCCCGTGCTATCGATAAAGCAATCCTTCGTGGTACTGGTGCTTTGACTGGCTTTACACAGTCTCCAACCAATGCTATCACAGCTGGTACAGGTTATGCCTCTGTTATTGAAGGTATCACAAACTTGACCGGTGACGTGGGTGCAGGCTTGACAGTTGATACAGGTTCAGCTAACGATAAAGCTGATCCATCAGATATCGCTGCAGCTCGTACAAAGCTTGGTAAATATGGTCTCCAGTTGGGTGAAGACTTGGTATACTTAACCTCAATTGAAGGTTATAACAACCTGGTTACAACTTCTGACTTCCAGACTGTTAACACCTTTGGTCCTAACGCTACCTACCTCACAGGTTCAGTTGGTGCCGTTTACGGTATTCCAATTGCTATCACTGAGTTCTTGGATAACGTTGGTTCTTCAAACAACGACCTTGGTGTACTGCTCTACAAGCCTGGCTTCATGATTGCAGAACGTCGCGGAATCGAGATCGAGAGTGAATACGAACCACGTCAGCAGGTTACAGCTATGTACCTCAGCACACGTATTGACTTTAAAGCTCTGACAACTAACTCAAGCAACGCTTTGGATGCTACTAAGTATTCATACGCTGTTTCAGTTGAAGCTGGTTAATAGATTATTAACCACATTTCTGGACTTTAAT